ATTAACATTTGCTGGTGATAGAAGTGGAGCTACAGATTCACATGCAACAACTACTTTTAATCCTGATACTTATTCACTTTGGAATGGATTTACTATTTCATTTTGGGTTAGACCAGATGAAGAAATGAATCAAAAATCAGTTATATTAGGCACTAGAGCTACTGATCCAGTTGCAAGATTTCACTTTGGATTATCAGGTACAGGTGCGGATAATATTGGGATAGGTATTGGTGGTAATGATGTTACTGGAATTAACAATCCAATGGAAATAGGTAAATGGTATAATTGGGTAGTATCATATACAGGTACTCAAGGTGCCAATGGAGAAAGAAAACTTAGATTGTGGATAAATACAGATGCAAGAATGACTAGTAACAACAGCACTTCTTGGCTTAATCAAGATGAAGCTACTGAAAGTTATAATCATGGAATATATTTTGGAGGTCGTAATACCGAAGGTTCAGGATATACTAACGGATTTGCTTGTGCTCTTGATGAAGTAGCTATTTACAATACATGTATTGATTCAGTTGGAACTTTTGCTAGTGAAGTATATAATGGTGGAACTAGCTATAACCATTTGACTAATGCACACGCTAGTAATCTTGTAGGATATTGGAAATTCAATGAAGGTAGTGGAACTACTGTTATTGACCATTCGACTAATAGTAACAATGGAACATTAACCACAAATGATACAGGACTTCCAACTTGGGAAGAGATTGGGAAAGGGGGGTATTAATAATGGCTGTTCAATTATTAGATAAAACCCTTGTAATGAAACCTCGTAGGTCACATCATGTAAAACCTGTTAGGGTAAAAGAGGTGGTTGATGAGACTATTGAGAATGTGTATGGAGAACCGAAAGCTGATAGGTTTGATGAGATAATAGGTTTGTTAAAACAAGGTAATACATCTGCTCAAACAGATAATATTACATTAGGTGCTGTAGATGTTCCTATTGAAAAGCAAATAGCTATTGATAAGGTATCAACCAAAGGATTAAAATCAGAAACATATAAAAATGATTCTAAAAGTAAATTAGATAAACTAAGGAAACTACGCCGTGGCAATTAAACCAATAACAAATAAAGATGCTCCAAATGTATCTTCTGTGAATCGAGAATCACAAACTAGTATAAGAAGTGAGAAAGGAAACTCTAAGGTTGTCATCAAGAAACCTGGTGGTGCTAATGCTGGTAAGGGATTCTCTATTGGTTTAAAAGAAATAGATACAGCAGTTATCAAACATATCCGAAATATTATGAAACCAAAGGTAAGGGAACAAAATGAGATAATCTCTGTTCCTGTATTATATGGTAATGAAGAACGGTGGAAGTCCGTTAAAGCAAGGGGTGCTTTACGAGATAAGAACGGAACAATAATCTTACCTATCATAGTAATAAAAAGAACATCAGTAGGATTTGACGACAACATGCCTATGTCATTTGATAATGATTTACAAGGTAAGTTTATATCCGTAATCCGTTCAAGTAATGGGTGGAGTAAAAATAATAGGTATGATAGGTTCTCAATATTAACAGGTCAACAACCGGTTCAAGAATTTGTTAAGACTGGCATGCCAGACTTTGTAACTTGTAGTTATAGTATAGTTATGATGACATCTTATATAGAGCAAATGAATGACTTAAATTCACTTTGGTTAGAACACCTTGAAACTTACTTTGGTGTTCCAACATCTTATCGTTTTCTTTCATCACTTGATGGTGATATATCAAATGAAATAGAAATGGAATCACAAGGTGAGAGAATGATTAAGAACGAATTTACTATGACCATTAAAGGATATGTAATGCCAGAGTTTACCGATAATATCTTAGGTAAAACTGCTGAACTACAAAGAGGATACAAACCAAAAAAAGTATCGTTTTCCGAAAAACTTATATAATTATATATATATAAATGTTATAACAAACTAAACAAGAGGTTTTAAATGTCTGAAATTAAATTTACAGAAGAAGAACTTAAATCATTAGCTGAACTACAAAACAAATCCGCTACTATAACAAACAGATTTGGTCAGTTGGCTATTGCTAAAATCAACTTAGAAAAACAAAACGAAGCAGTTGAAGAAGAAGAGTTTAAACTTCATGAGGAATTAGAAGGTCTTAAAAAAGAAGAACAAACACAACTAGAGTCTATTACTAAGAAGTATGGTCCTGGTCAGTTAGATCCTCAAACAGGTGTGTTCACACCAACCGTAGAAGTAGAACCCACAAAGTAAAAAAAACTACAATTATAAATCCTTTTTTTATCTTTTGAGAAAATAGGTAATATTTATATATGAATAATTATATTTAAATCATTCCTAAAAGTTTCGGAGAAATTAAATGGCTGAAAAAATTGTATCACCAGGTGTATTTACAAATGAAATAGACCAATCGTTTTTACCCGCGGCAGCCGGTCCAGTTGGAGCTGCTATTGTTGGTCCTACTGTAAAGGGTCCTGTTCTTGAACCAACCATAGTTAATTCATATGGTGAATATGTTAGATTGTTTGGAGAAGTTATTCAAAGTGGTAGTGATAACTATCAGTTTTTAACTTCCCATACTGCTAAAGAATATTTAAGACAAGGTGGTCCAGTTACTATTGTAAGAGTAGCTGGTACTGATACTGCTCGAGCTACTGCTAATGTAGATTTAAATGTTGCTTCTACCGGTTCATTGAACACTATATTTACTCTTGAAGCTTTAGGAGATGGTCCTCAGTTTAATAGCTTTGTAGCAACTGGTTCCGAGTTAGGAACTGATGAATTATTAACACCACAAGTAGATGGTATAACAAACGACCATTTTGGTACTGGATCATTTGGTGGTCGTGCTGATAACTTTCGTTGGGAAGTATCAAGTCAAAATACTGCTAAAGGTACATTTACCCTTTTAATTAGACAAGGTAATGATACCATAAAGAAAAAACAAATAATTGAAACACATGCTAATTTATCATTAGATCCAGAGTCATCTGATTATATTTTAAAAAGAGTAGGAAATCAAACAAATACAATTGCTACAGAAGATGGAGTTGCTTATTTACAGCCAGTGGGTGAATTTCCAAACAAGTCTAACTATGTAAGAGTAAGTAATTTACCTGATGGTAGAAAAACTCCTGGATATTTAAATACTAATGGTGATGTAAACAAACCTTATGCTGGAGCTGAAACAGATTATTTACCTCCAATTGGTAGTGGTAGTTATGGTGGTGCTTTTGGATGGAAGACTGGATATCCAATATCCGCAACTGCTACAAGTCAAACTGCTGGTGATTTAGGAAGTGCTGAAGTAGAACATCCATTTAATTTTTATGATAAAATAAGTGGTACTCAATCACAAGGTGTTGATTTATCGGTGAGTAATACTAACATAGGGAGTGGTGGATATGCTACTGCTCTAAGTTTATTATCTAATAAAGACCAATATAGTTTTAATCTATTAGTAATACCTGGTATTGTTGACCAACAAACAGACCATAGTGCTGTTATAAACCAAGCCATTCAATTATGTGAAGATAGAGGTGATTGTTTCTTAGTATATGATAACACTAACTTAACAGATAGTGTAGCTACTGCTAAAACAAATACAGAAGTTCGTAACTCAAGTTACTGTGCTGCTTACTATCCTTGGGTTCAAATAATAGATGCTACTACTGGTAACTATAGATATGTTCCACCATCAACCGTGATTGCTGGGGTGTATCATTTTAACGATGTAGTCGGACAACCTTGGTTTGCTCCTGCTGGTTTAAACAGAGGTGGAATTGATAGTGCTGTTCAGGCATATAAAAAATTAACTCAAGCTAATCGTGATGACCTTTATGAATCAAATGTCAATCCGATTGCTACATTTCCTGGACAAGGTGTTACTGTCTTTGGACAGAAGACAACACAGAAGAAAGCTTCTGCTCTTGACCGAGTAAATGTAAGAAGACTATTAATTAACTTAAAAACATTTGTTGCAAATTCATCAAGAAACCTTGTATTTGAACAGAATACAGTTACTCTAAGAAATCAATTTATAAATACGGTTCAACCTTACATGGAAGAGGTACAGGCTAATCAAGGATTGAATGCTTTTAGAGTGGTGATGGATGATTCAAACAACACACCAGAAACCATTGATAGAAATCAGCTAATAGGTCAGATATTTATCCAACCTACAAGAACTGCTGAATTTATCGTATTAGACTTTGTAGTACAACCAACCGGAGCTGCTTTTCCTGAATAATTTTTAGGAAAATCCATATTTATCATTATAGGAGAAAAATAATGGCAGTAATAGAACCAGAACAGTTATGGTATACACCATATGAACCAAAACTAAAGAACCGTTTTATAATGGAGCTTGGTGATACAGGCATTCCAGCTTATACTATAAAAACGGCACAAAGACCTCAAATAACTTTTGATGAGGTTGTGTTGGAACATATGAATGTAACTAAGTATGTTAAAGGCAAAGGTCGTTGGCAAACACTACAGGTAACACTTTATGACCCGATAGTTCCATCTGCTGCTTCTGCGGTAGATGAGTGGATAAAACTTCACCATGAGTCTACTACTGGTCGTGATGGTTATCAAGACACATACAAAAAAAATGTTACTTTTCAAGTATTAGGACCAGTCGGTGACATCATTGAAAAATGGGTACTGCATGGAACTATGATACAAGACGCTAGTTTTGGTGACTTGGATTTTAGTGATTCTAATCCTGTCGAAATTACTTTGACACTTAGATACGATTACGCTGTACTTGAATTCTAAAAAATAGTTGTTTAAATACAACAAGGAGTTATAAATGTCAGAACATAAGTTCCCTACGGAAATTATTGATTTACCGTCTGGTGGTAAGGTCTATCCAAAAGACTCGCCACTTGCTGAAGGTAAATTAGAACTTAAATATATGACCACAAGAGAAGAAGACATCCTTATGTCTGAAAACCTTATTAAGAAAGGTGTGGTTATTGATAAACTACTAGATAGTTTGATTGTTACAAAGGGTGTAGACCAAGATACTTTAATATTAGGTGATAAAAACGCTGTATTAGTTGCTGCTCGTATTCTTGCTTATGGTCCAGAGTACACGGTAGAAGTAACAAATCCAAATAACATTGAACAAAAAATAGAACATACATTTGACCTTACAAAATGTCCTTTTAGAGAATTATCAGGTGGCATAGATTACACAGATAATTCTTTTGACTTTGAAACTCCAATTGGAAAAAACAACGTAAAGTTTAGACTTCTTACAGGTAAGGAAGAGAAACTAATAGAGAAAGATTTAGAACAATCAAGAAAGGTAGGATATAATTCAGATATATCTACAAGACTTCGTTACACGATTACAGAGGTAGATGGTGATAATAAGGCAGAAACCATATCATCATTTTCACAAAATATGTTAGCCCGTGACTCTGTAGCATTGAGAAACTACATACAAAGTATTTCTCCTGATATTGATTTGACATCAGAAATATAAATAGGGGGTGAAGCAGTTAGCGTGTCAATTCCGCTTACTGTTTTGTTTTTTTGGCCTAACTCCTAAAGATAAATTAGAAATACATCAATCTATTTTCTATTTAATCTATGGGATGCCTGGTTTTACATTTAACGATGTATACACCATGCCTATTCATCTAAAAAACTTTTATCTTAGAGAGTTTATGAAGTTTAAAAAGATAGAGAAAGAGAAAATGGATAATGCTAAACCAAAACAACAACCAACAATACCTCGTAGATTTTCCCCTAAATAACTCTTTTCTTTATATTTATTAATATATTAGGAGAATTACATCATGTCATATATGAGTAACAAGGCAATATTGAAAGAGGGTGTTTTAGACTACATAGTAAAAAAGTTTTTTTTACCTAAAGCGCTTGAAAAAGATAAAGAGTTTCAAAAGCTATCAAAGAAAGCTGATAAGGCTCTATCTGATTTTGAAAAGGCAGTTAATGCTAGATTAAAGAAAAGTAATCCTAAAGCAAAACCAATTAAGATAAAAAGTATTTAAATAAATGTCCGTTCAAGATCCTAAAAAAATAGAAGAAGCACAGAAACTAGCAAATCAAGCTATAAAAGAGGGTAACTCTTTAACTCGTGCTTATGGACAATTACTAAAAAGTAATTTAAAAGAAGTTGGTTTCATATCAGCTGCTTCTAAAAACACCGCTGATATTATAACAAGACAAATCCAAGACCAAAAACAAAATTTATCCACATCTGAAAAACTTAAAAATGTTGCAAGACAAATAGAAGAAACTGAAGGTGAAATAGCTAGACATAAAAAAAATGGTCATAGTTCAATAAAAGAAGAACTGCAAGATAATCTAAAAGGGTTAAGGGGTGAGAAAGAAAGTTTAAGTGCCCAATCAAAAAAATCAGAGTTGATGGGTAAGTTGGTAGGAAAGGCTAAAGCCTTTGCAAAAGCAATTAGTGTCGCTGCTATTTTTACTGCTTTGGTATCAATAGCTCAAAAGTTTGCTGGACAGATAGACAATATAGGAAAACAATTTGGTAGTCTAAATGTTTTAGGTGATGATTTTACGAATGAATTACTAACCTCACAAGAAGCAGTAATAGGAATAGGTGCAAGTTTAGAAGATGTTATAGCAACCACAAATGAATTATCATCGGAGTTTGGTTTATCGATAGATGAAGCTGCTAATTTATCTGCTCAAGTAATTGATACTGCTAGGGCAGTAGGTTTATCAAACGAAGAAGCTGCTAAGTTAAGTGGTATACTACAAACAACTTCTGGTTTAAGTGGAGCTCAAGCAGAAAGATTAACGGAAGGTGCTTTTCAATTAGCCGGTATGAACAGAGTTAATCCGTCTGCTGTGTTAAAGGATATGGCTAGTTCTTCAGAAGCATTTGCTATGTTTTCTGAAGATGGTGGGGACAACCTTGCTAAAGCAGCCGTTCAAGCTAGAGCTTTAGGATTATCCTTAGATACTACTTCTAAGATAGCAGAGGGTTTATTGGATTTTGAAAACTCTATAAATAAAGAGGTAGAAGCATCAGTATTAATAGGAAAACAACTTAATTTTCAAAAGGCTAGGGAACTGGCACTATCTAACGATATAGAAGGAGCAGTAACCAGTCTTGTTGGTCAGTTGGGTAGTGAAGCCGAGTTTAACAAATTAAATGTAATACAAAGAAAAGCTCTTGCTGATTCTATTGGTGTTAGCGTAGCTGATATGGCAAAGATGGTTGCCAATCAAGATAAGTCAAATATCTTAGCTGGAGAAACGGCAAAATCATTTGCTGATATAATCGGCAAAGATGCTATGTCCGAACTAACTGCTACGATGAACGAATTAAAAATATTTGGTGTTGCTATTGCTAATACACTTGGTCCTCCTTTGATGTTAATTGCTAAGGCTCTTAATTTTGCTTTGGTGCCTTTAGGAAATGTAGTAAGTAGTATATCACAAGGTATCAGAGGGGTGGATGATTTCAAATCAGGTCCTGGTGGTATAACAACTATGATGGGACCTGCTGGTGTATTTAGTTTAAACCCAAGAGATTCCGTGTTGGCAACAACCAATCCAATATCTGTAAATGATTTTCAATCTGGACCAGCTGGTTCAATGAATGTCGGTGGTGCGAATATGAATATTAATGTTTCAACTGGAGGTATTAGTGGAAGGGATATTCCATTACTTGCAGAGGTAGAATTTGATGGAAGTGGACCGGAGTCTCTTTCAGCTAGAGGTTAATTATGGCATTAGAAAATTTAAAATCAGCATACAATAATTTAAGTATAAATAATGCTAAGAAAATAGTTAGTAGTGCTATAAGGGAATCTAATATTGAAGCTCAAATAAAGCTCACAGAAGACCTTATACTTGGGAGAAGTATACCAGATTTAAATTCTACGGTAGAGGATATTTTTAATCCTGTTTTATCAAATATAGAATATTCTGCTAGAGCTAGTGTTGGATTACCGTTTAAAAATCTTGGAGACAATCCTATCCCTGCTGTAGAAAAGGCAGTTGATGAAGTCCTTAATAGGATACCAAACATACCTGAAT